CAAAATACGATGTGAAAAATCAGTATGGACAGATTGTAAAGTCTGCGATCACAGAAGAGGCGATCTCGGCAAAGACGGGAGTTTTATCGTGGAATCTTGCGAATATGTCTCTCTTATCCACCGGAGTCTACACGGAAGATAAGGCAGGAAAGAAAAAAGATCTGATTTTTACCGGGGATGGAAAGGCATTAAAAACAGTTTTGCTTAGGGCAGTACACACAAAGGAGAACGGGAAAAAGATTCGTTTTACGATGATCGGCCAGGGCGGATCGGGATTTGCAATCGCGTGGGAGAACAAAGAAGTAACGATCGATGCAGAATTAACAGCGATCAAGAAAGTAAAAGGTTTCCTTGCAAGTTTTGAAGAAGAACTTACGGAAGAAGAAGCGGCGGCGATTGTCGCGGCATAGGAGGGCGCAATAAGGTGTTAGATTTAGATCAATACATGAACAATTCCGTGAAAATAAAGCTGTTTGGGAAAGAATATGATGTATTCGAGCCGACAGTCGGAATGATTTTAGAAATGGATCAGTTAGAGGCGGATATGTCCGAAGACAATGTATATGAAAAACGGATCGATGCATGCTTGC